TGACGCCAGCGCGATGGAGCATGGCGCCGACGAAGGCCGCGCACCACGGCACGGAGTCGTGGCGCACGTTGGGGAACGCGCAGAGCTGCGAGACGAGATCCTCGCACCACGTCTTCAGCTCGCCCGGACGGTTTTCGCTTTCCGGCATCCAGACCTGCCCGAGGCGGAAGAATGGCGACGCGAGGTGCAGGCGCGCGAGCTTGTCGGCCTTGCCGGGGTTGTAGGCGAGGGCGGGAACACCTGACTGCGCGAGGAACTGCCGGAGGGACTTGCCTGCGCCGATGTCCTCGATGACGATGGTGTCGACCTTCCGGCCGCCCGCCTCCGCGATGGCGGGGCCGACGAGGGGGCGGATGACGGGCTTGTCGATCTCGCCGTATCGGTACGTCAGCTCCTGTTTTACTTTCGCGACGAGATCGGGCAGGCCGAGCTGGTCCTGCCACGCATCGAGTAGGATCACCTCCAATCGCTTGGTGTCGGGATTGTTCCACACGCCCCAGACGCTGCACGCGGTGTAGTCGGGATCCTTGGTTTTGGTGTCGATGGTCTTCTCGGTGAATGCCGTGTCGAGCGACATCAGGATATGCTCGAACTTGGGCAGCGGCTTTTTGGCGGGCCACTGCTTGATCCACGAGCGGCGCACGATGCCGCTTTCCTCGGGATCGATCAGCTCGCCCTGAAGCTCCTGCCTGCCGAGCTGCGTGCCCTCCAGCGCCTTGATCTGGTCGAAGAACGTCGGCGCGAGGTTGGCGCGGTTGTCGTACGTCGTGCCGCGCGTGAGGATGACGTCCTTGCGCTTCGTGAGCTTGCGGACCAGCTCGACCGGCTTTGGCGTCGTCGTGAACATGGCGCGGGGCCTCTGCCCGAGGCGCAGGCCAAGCATCGCCATGTCGAATGCTTCCTGCGCGTACTGCCACGCGGCGATTTCGTCGCCCCAGAGCCAGTGCGCCTGCGGGCCGCGCATGCGGTCAGGCTCGGTCGCGCTGAAGCCTTTGATCAGCGACTTGCCTTTGCCGCCAGCCGCGCGAATTGTGATCTCAGACAGCGACGAATTGTAATTCTCCAGTATCTCTTTCGGAATGCGCGCCACCAGCCCGCTCTCGCCTTCGAAGCAGACGCCGCGCAGGTCGCTGTGCGTTGGTGCCAGAACGTGGCAGCGCACGCCGGGATTTTTGTAAGCATACCACCAAGTCTCCTCGGCACCGGGTCGGGTCTTGCCGAAGCCGCGACCGGCCATGAGCAGCCAGATGTTCCAGTATTCGTCCTCGGGCATGCGCTGCGCGGTGCGCGCGTTGAGCAGCCATTCGAGGCGCGCGACGTACGCGGCGAGATCCTCGACGCTGCACGAGGCCAGCTCGGCGCGCACCGCGCTCGGGTCGAGCGTTGCGAGCGCCTCGATGTTCACGCGAGCTTGACCTTTGAGACGAGCGCGACGAGCTTGTCGAGCAGCTCGGATTTCAGCTCGGCCTTGACGGTCATCTCGCCCGTGATCTGCGTCTGCGCGAGTTTCGGGTGGACGTAGGGAGCTGCGGATCGTGCTGCATCGAGGCGCATGTCGGGCGGCAGCTTGGCGTTCCGCATCTGCTTGAGCATGTAGTCGAGCGGCGTGAGGCCTGACGCGGCGATGGCAGCCTGCCGCGCGATGCTGGCTTTGTTGGGCACGCCAGCCTTGCGACCCCGGCGCGGCTTTTGATCGCCCGTACTTTTTTCAGCAGTCACAGGCTCGGTCATTTGGGAAGCCCGCAATGGTTGAGGCTGAAGCCCCAGTCGTGTGGAAAAATCCCCGAAAACGCAAGTGGTTCGCGGATATTTGCGTGTAAAACAGCTAAATCATTGAAATCATGAATAATAACGAATAATTTCAAATAATGCATTAATAGTTCAAATTAAGAACGCCGCTTAAGTCATTGATTTTGTTCATTCTTTTTATATTTATATAAATAATACTATTAATACTACCTAGATAGAGGTAGAGGAGAACACACTCAGAAGCGACACCCCCGGTGGAGGGGGCCAAAAAAACCACAATCACCTCCACAGGGTATAGGGCCGGTTCAAGATCACTTTTCAACCCGACGATCATTTGTTTCAGTAAATGCTGGTATTTTACCATTCGAATAATGCAAAGCGCACTTTCCTGAATTATCTCCCCCGGCCAGAAAGGAGGCCAAGAATGGCCTTGACCGACGCGGAGACGTTCCCGTACTTGATAATAATAATTGTGGAGGACACCAGATGCCGCGCGAATTGAAGGCCCAGATCGGATTTAGTCTGCCAATCGAGATATGTTCGCAGATGGATGACGAGTGCGCCGTCCTGCGCGAGAGCCGCAGCGAGTTCCTGCGCGAGGCTGTCCGGCTTCGGCTCGACCTGATCTGGCGCGACCGGGAGGCCAAGAATGCCTGACCTGATCACCACCGAGCCCGAGGAGCAGCTCACGGTGACGCTGTCGGCGACGGCGGCCCGCGCCGTGCGCTACGCGGCCAACGTGGGCCTGCCCCCCGACAAGCTGGTCGAGACGGCGATCCTGAACTGGATCACGAAGAACAATCTCGCGCACGTCCTGCTGGCGTTGCCCAAGGTCGAGAAACCACCGAAGCCGCCCAAGGCACCCCCCGCCCCCAAACCGCCAAAGGTCAGGCCCCCCAAGCATCCGGCGACGATTTTGGGCCTGATGCGGAATGCCCCGGCGGGGATCATCATCTTCGAAGTGCGACGGCTCGGTTGCGCCATCGACCGGGTGCGCTTCAGCGGCTGGAACGAAGACCTTGACGCGCGCGTGCAGCTGGCCCCGGTCGTGCCGGTGCAGGGCATGACGCGCTGGGACGACCTCGTGGGCCGCACGGTCGACATCAAGCCCTCTAGCGTGCCCGGACAGGAGGGCACGCTCGTGGCGCGCCCGGCTGCCGATCTGGAGGCCGATCTCGACTGGCTGGAGGGCCTCGATCTCGATGAGGCCGACCGGGCGGCACTGGCGAAACTGAGGGGGCAGGGATGAGCCGCCCGATTTACGAGAGCCAGCACGACCGCGATAACGAGACGGCGGTCATGCACGCGCTGGCACATGTGTGGCGCTGCGCGGGCGAGCGCCTGAAACCGTTCTACGAGGTGGACGCCGCCTTTGAGGACGGCAAAGGCATTCGGGCATTCGCTGAAATCAAGCGCCGCCACTATGACATGGATGAAATGGACGCGATGGGCGGCGTGCTGTTAAGCGCACACAAATTTGCCGCCGGATGCGCCCTGCACGCGGCGACCGGCGTGCCGGTCCTGTTCGTCGTCGCCGCCGACGACGGCATCTACTGGGCCGGGGTAATGCCCGCCCGCCACGACGGCGTGCGGATGGGCGGGCGCTACGACCGGCAGGACAAAAACGACCGCGAGCCGTGCGTGCTAATCAAAAAACATCGTTTTTTCAGGGTCGAGACACTTCTCTCAAAAAGCAATAAAATTACCCAGAAAGTCGATTGACGCTGATTGATGTTCGTGAGATTGTCTTTTCGAGGGTCGCTTCGACCCGCCAACAGGAGATGATCCAGATGACCCAGATCAAGAACAACACGCGCGGCATGACCATCAACGAGTGGCTCGCGCTCGACGACTGGAAGCTTGAGTTCCTCTCGCCGCAGGTCCACGCCTATCGCGCGGTCGACGTGACCGGCACGGCGTACTGGATCTTCCGCGACGGCACCCACGAGCGGGTGGGGGCCTGAGCCATGATCCGCATCGTCTACAACCGGCTGCTGGGCGCATGGTACGTCGTGCGCGGCCCCCATCAGGCCCCCCTCGGCGGCCCGCACGCGACCCGCGAAGCTGCACAGGCTTGGCTCGACGGGAGGCGCGCATGAGCGACATCACCCAAGCACTCGCGTGGACCCTGCGGAACATGCCGTGGACCGCCGTGACGCCCGCCCAGAAGCGCCGGGCACGCGCCATGGAGAAGCGCGGCGAAGTCAGCATCACCGAAGTTGCGTCGAACTACGTGGGCCGCCACGGCCTCGTCGTGAACCGCGACCTCTACGTCGAACCGATTACCAAGCAGGGCTAAGGAGGCCCGACACACATGAACGCCAACGACATTACCCGCGAGCAGATCATCGCCAACATCCTCGCCGCGATCAAGACGCGCAATGTGACGGCCACGCACAACGGCAAGACCGGCTGGGAGGAGCGCGTCCTGCTCCTCGGGCAGTACGTCCGCATCGATATCCGCCGCAAGCGCACGCCGGGATCCTCGCAGTGGAGGCCGGACCACAGCGGCGGCTGGTACGTCGACATCGACGGCGAGAGCAAGGGCCGCTTTCACTGGTCGGCCAAGCGCGAGCATGGCTTCGACTATACCGCCATCGCCGACGGGCTGATCTATTGCGCCGAGCGCAAGACGCGCCAGCAAGCCGCAAGCAACATCCGCTCGACGAACATCGATGCCATCAACGCCCATTTCCCGCAGGAACGTGGCTATGGCTTCAAGCTGCCGGGCGGCACGACCATCGACCCGACATCGCGCACGGGGCGTTTCGATGTTTCGCGCACAGTGCGCGTCGAAGGCCTTACCCTCGATGAGGCCGCCGCCTTTGACGCCGCACTCGCGGATCTCCTGAAGCAGTTCCAGAAGGGAGACGTGGCATGAGCAAGCACACGCCCGGCCCTTGGATGCTGGACATCAACAAGCGTGGTGGCGAGTGGGACTATCTCATTCGCACGGTAAAGCCGCACAATCCTGCGGGTGGTGTCGGCATGCACGTCGCGACTGTCAACGTCACCTTCAAACATTTGCCGGAGGACAACGCCCGCCTGATCGCGGCAGCGCCGGAGATGTTGGAGGCGCTGAAAGCGGTGGTTGCGGTTGCGGATCGCAAGACGGTCGAGTTCGACGCGGCGCGTGCCGCCATTGCCAAAGCGGAGGGCCGGTAGATGAAGCTCATCTCCACAAGCTGGAACAGCACCAAGCAGGCCATGGATCTCGACGACGCCGCGCGTGCGACGATCATGTCCGCCCACGCCGAGGACCAGATCCACCGCCTGACCGAGCAGGTCGAGAATGCGGCCAACATGGTGGGCCGCCTGCTCGCGATGCTGGAGGAGCGCCGCCTGCTGCGCGACGACGAGATCCTGACCGTGCTGGGCGACTGCTACGAAATCGCGGAGGACAATGAATGATCACCCCCGACATGATCCGCGTCGCCCTCGACGTGCTGGGCGGCTGCGAGAAGGCCGCCGAGATGCTCGGCACCAATCCGCGCACGGTGCGCCGCTGGTACAGCGGTGCCCGACCGCCGGGGGCTGGGTCACTCGCCAACATCGAAATGGCGCTGCGCGTGCGCGCCCTTGAATTAAACGGCGTCGCGGACGCCCTTAGGGAGACCGCTCAATGATTGACCTCGTGTTCCTGATTTTTCGCATTATTTTTGGAGACTGAAAAATGAACAAGAAAACCCAAGCCAAGCTGATCCGACAGGTTGCCGTCTGCGTTGCTGACATTTTCCGGTGCGTCGCCGAGCAAATGACGGCGGAACCGGCCAAGGCAATCAAAAAGCCGAGCAAGCGTCGCGCACGCAGCACGGCGGGCTGGACGCCCGAAGCCCGCAAGGCCGCCAGCAAGCGCATGCGTGCGCGCTGGCGCAATCCGCACGCGCGCCAGAAGCTGATTAGGGCACTTAAAGACGCGAAGGCAAGCGCATGATCCGCAGTAATTTTCGCCGCTACCTGCTGATGACCAGCTCGCGCCTCGCCATACGGCGCGCGGATCTCTGCCGACTGTGCGTCGCGCGGGGCGACATGCGCCCGGCCCTGTTTAACGTGAGGAGCTGACAATGACCGACCGCCTGACGCCCCAATGGAGCACGTTAAGTCGCGGCGAAACCGTGCAAACGCTTTTCGACACAGGCGCAATGGGTCTGCAATGCCTGTATGGCCGCGTCATCGAAAAGGGCCGGAAGGTCTTTACGGTTCGCTGGGAAAGCGGCATCCGCAATCGCATCAAGTGGGGTCATCCCGAAGTGCATTTCGCGCACGATCCTGCGGAAGCGAACCGCTGCCTTGCAAAGACGGAGACACGCTAATGGACCGCCTGACGCCGCCGATGCTGCGGGACTTGGCCCATCTGTGGGCATCATGGCTGAGATTCGCCGGTCCTTCAACTTGGGCTGACTGGCTCCGCGAAGAAGCCGCGCGCCGGGAGGCCGAGGCCCCTGATCCGCGCACCGTCATTCGGGACGATCACATCGGGGTCGAAACTGGTGTGCGGACGGCCACGCAAGTGGCGCGCGAAGGTCCGGGCAGCGCCGCCGCTCCCGCCGATCCTGACGGCACTTATCGGCGCATCCTCGATGACTTTCGGAAAAGCGGCGAGCCAACCGAATGGGACAAGGCCAACGCCGACGCGCTGGTTCATGGAACGGGTGTTCTGCGCGACGGAAAGCATGTGCCGCTCGATGAATGGCGCGCAGAGGACAAGCCCGCCCCTGCCGACGATCTGCACCGCGCTATCGACAAGTTGAGCGATGCTGTGTCGCGCTTTACTCGCTCGAACACGCACCAAGCGCAGACCGACTACAAAGCGCAAGCGGACGCGCTCAACGCACGCGACGAAATCAAGGCGCTATTCGCGGCAGAGAAAGCCCGCGCCGACAAGCTGGCTGCTGCGCTCAAGAGCATCGCGGATAATTCATGCTGCACGCCATGTCTGGAGGCGGGACTTGTGGCGCGTCAGGCACTGACCGAAAGAGGCGACCGTGGCTGAACTGTATCGCAGACACGAGAAAACAACTGGACCAGATATTGGCGTCGTTCATTACGAACCCGTCGGCTACACCGATGACGACGTGCGCCGGAAGGATGAGCGGATAGCTGCGCTGGAAGATGGGATGCGCCGTCTCTATCGCGGGTACGTCAACACAATTGAATCGGGCCGAGACCGCATCGTTTCGCTCGGCGGAACGTGTGATCCGGTGGACGCAATGGAGCGCGGCGATCCCGTCCTCATGGCGACCCGCGCCCTTCTCGACGGAGGCGACCGTGCCAAAGCGTGACCCGATGACCGCGAAGCCCGAAAACCCGCCTGCGTGGGCCGATGCAACGCACCCGAGCAATAAGCTACGCCCACGAGTCAGGTGCGCGGGGTGTGGTGCGAAGGGATGCGTCACTTATTGGGGGCCGTGGTGCTTCCCCTGCAACGTCAAACGCATGACGCATTTGTGCGGGCGGTTTGACGCGCTCGAAAAGTCGCTCACCGAGAGGACCAAGCCCGATGGCAAGTGACATGACCCCCACCCCGCCCGCCGAGGAACTGGGAGCGAAACAAGCGGATGAGTATGCGGCGAAGCATTGGAGCGGAGACGATTACACCGCTGCATTCGACAGCTACATCGCGGGCTATCAAGCGGCACTCGCCGCCCTCACGCCGCAGCCGACAGCGGACGCCGTGGCGCTGGTGGATGCGTTAATCGACGCCGCAGGATACGCCGCAGACGGGCGCATGGGATACGACAAGGAGTGTGAAGCAGCCCGCGCAGCCGTCCTCGCCGCGATGCGCGGGACGACGACGCCGACAGATTCCAAAAAGGAGAAATAAGATGATGCGTGCGCGATGGAGCGACAACGACCGCTATTTTGGGCCGTTCACTTGGTCTTACAGCACGTCGTATCCGCACTGGGCCGTGGTTCTGAAATCACGCGGAGATCGCGACGGTGACGATACTGGGACGTGCACACTGCGCATCAGCATGAAGAACGCCACACTGATCGTCGCGCTGCCGAACATCATCCGGCCGTGGCGCGAAAAGGTCTATCCTAACTGGGATGCGCAGACCGTCGAACGGTTAGGGCGCAACTGGTATTGGAACATCGATCCGCGCAAGTACGGTTTCAGCCTGAGCGGCAGCCATCTCTCCGTCTACTACGGACGGACAGGTGGCCCAAGCGGCGATAGCGATGTGCAGCAGCAGTGGGGCTGGTTCTTGCCGTGGAAAGGACATCGTAATGTTAGGCGCAGTCTGTATGGCCTGAACGGCGAGCACGTATGGACCGAACCGAGGGGGCGGCTTTTCGACATTTGGGACCAAGTGAAGAAGGCCGAAGAAGATTGCCCCCACGTCGAGTTCGCTTTCGCTGATTACGATGGCGAGCGACAGATTGCCAAGACGAGAATCGAAGAACTCGAATGGCATCATGGCGAGGGCTGGTTCAAGTGGCTTGCGTGGTTCCGCAAGCCAAAGATCGAACGCACTCTCAATATCGAATTCTCCGGCGAGACGGGCAAAGAGAAGGGATCGTGGAAGGGTGGCACGGTCGGCACCAGCATTAAAATGCTGCCCGGCGAACTTCACGAGGCCGCGTTCCGTCGCTATTGCGACCAAGAACACCGATCCAAGAGCGGCTACTACAAGATTTCGTTTATCGGCGCGGCAGCACCGGAGGCCCCGCGATGACGCAGCCATACCTGAAGCGCGCTCGCGCGCCGCGTCGTCTGCTGTACAGATTGACGGTTATTCCGTCAGGTGAAGACCTGTTCGTGGAGCAAGCATGGTACGGCCAAGACATGTCCAACAGCCGCCGCTTTACCTACAGGCTGCGCGGGGCACACGCCAAGATGCCAATCCCGCATGTCTACGAATGGGACTACACATCGGGCGCGCACAACATGGTGCTTGTGCTAAAACAACTCGGCCTGCCGTCCCGGCGCGTCCTCGTGACGGAGTATGCGTTCAGTCTCACGCAGGCGCGTTGACGACGACGACCGGCAAACTCCGGGCGCAGCGGCGCACGCTGGCAAAGCGGCTCGCCTGCAGGCGCATCGCGTTTGCCCGGATTTGTGCGATGTCGTCCTTGGTCAGGTACACGCCGAGGCGCTTGGCGTCGGCGATATATTGCGCCGTCGACCAGTAAACTTCGGCTTCGTATTCGATCCCTTCACTCGACATCGAGCTGCTCCTTGAGGTCGGCAATGGCTTCGGCCTCGGTCGCACCGTAGCCGATGGCACGAGCGCGCGGGCCTGCATCCGGCGCACCGTCATAGGTGTCGTCGTCGACTGCGATCCACTCCCACGAGGGGAGCAGGGCGCGCGGGTCGTGCGTTGTGCGGATCTTCATCTTAGTACTCCTCGTTGTGGTTTTCACAGATGGTGTCGATAATTTCGTCGCGGATGTCGTCGTCGATCAGGGGCAGCAGATCGACGGCACCCGCGAAAAGCGCAACCAGTTCGACCTCGGGGCCTTCCGGCGGATAGCAATGCTCGGGCGGCCCCCAGAGCTTGCCGGGATATCCGGCCCGATACGTGTACGTCGCGACGACGTCGAGATCGACGGCACGGTCGCCGCGACCGAGATGCATGCCGATGATCTGGTGGTGGTGGTCTGCCATGGGATCCTCCTGCGGGAGGGGCATGATGCCCCTCCCTTGTTTGCCTCAGAAGCCGATTTTGCCAGCGCAGATCGGGCCAATGCCGCGCTCGATGCTCTCTGGGTCGGTCAGCTCGCGACCGCAGCAGCCGCAGCTGCCCGTGGCGTGGCCGTGGGCCGCGAGAGCGAGCTTCGGGTCGCGCTCGATCTCGTCGAGGGCGGCCTCGATGGCGGCGCGGTCTAGACCGGCCTTGGCGATCTTGCCGTTCCAGAGCTGGAGGCCGTCGGCGTCGAGCTTGCCGACGAGGGCATCGCCCGACTTGACCCACCAGAGCGGCTCGCCGTTCTTTTTGCTGAAGCCGATCTGGCCGATGGTGACATGCGCGAAGGCAGTGACGACAGCCGTCAGAGCGGGGTAGGTCTTGGCGACCGGGGCGGCGGCGCGCTGCGCGGCCCGCTGGGCGTCGCGCTCGGCGTCCGAGGCCATCAGGCGCTCGGCGGCGGCGATTTGCTTCTCCGTCAGGCTGCCGAACTTCTGGACGCCCTCCAGCAGCGACGCGGCGAAACCGAAGGTGGGGGCCTTGGCGACGAGCCAAGCGTGGATTGCGGGGTGGGCGGCGGCGAAGCCGTTGACCACTTCGGCCTTGGCGGCCTCGCGGCGGGCGGCGGCCTTCTCGCGGTTCGCGGCACGCACCGGGGCGGCGTTGGCGAAGGCCTTCTTGCCAGCGCCCTTGCAGGTGAAGCACTCGCCGAGGGGGCGACCGGAATAGCTGATGAAGCGACCGGTGCCCCGGCACTTCGGGCAGTTCTCGATGATGCGGCGCTCGGCGGCCTCGGCGACCTTGACGATCTCCGGCATCGGCGCGGGGGCCGTGCGGGCCGGGGCGTTCAGAAGTTCTTCCATTTCGTCGGCGAAGGACTTGGTCATCGGTAGCTCCATCTGGCGGGGTCAAAAGCGACCCTCGAAAAGGAGAATACACCAACAGCAATTGGCGTCAATAGCTCTTTTGAAGAAAATCCGGAGGCGGGGTCCAGCCGCCTCCGGCGTTAACCTTTTACCAGAACCGAATGGGGTCGCCGCCCCGGACGGGGTACGCATTGCCGTCAGGATCGGCGAAATCGAGGCTGTGGGCGACCCGGAGGCGCTCGTCGGGGGTCTTGACGCCCAGCACGTCCAGAGCGCGTCCCAGCGCCTTGCCATCGGCCCTGCGGCGGTAGTCTGCGCGGGAGATCCGGGCGATCTCCAAAACGGCGTCGGCGGGGGTCATTTTCAACTCCTCTCGATCAGGGCTTCGGTGTTGCGAGCGGCCATCTCGGCTTTGTAGCGTTCCTGCGCGGCCTCCCACTTGATGCGCGCCGCGTCGAGCTTCTTCAGGCGGCGATCCTCCATCACGGCGGTCGGCATACCGATATGCTCGCCCTTGCCGAGCAGCGTCAGGCCGCCCCACTTGATCGTGGCCTGCATGTACTGCGCGTGGATCATCACGGCGTGCGCGGCAAAGGCGCACGAGGCGATGACGCCGCTGCCTTCCAGATGGACTTTGTAGTGGGTCTTCATTTTCATTCTCCTTCAGGCTGCGATTTCATCGATGAACTGGACGCCGAGGTACTCGACCTTGGCGGGCTGGGCAGGCTCGGCGACCGGCGCGCTGGTCCCGAACGCTTCCGGGGCGGGGGTGACCTCGATCACCTCGGTGACGCGCGTGCGGTTGAACGGGTGATCGCGGAGCGCCACCCATGCCCGCGACCAGTTGCAGCAGACGGTCCAGTCGTGCGTGTTGACGGTGACGTAGTGGTTGCCGGTGATCACGAGATAGAACCGGCGCGGCTTGAGGCGCTCGTCGAGGCGCATCAGCGTCGGCTTCTCGATGAACTTCTGCCACGAGCCGATGAGCTTGACGTCGGCGCGCTTCAGGGCGCGAACGATGGCGGAAGAGCCGAGGCCCTTGACGACACGCTTGGCGGAGCGACCGCCCTTGACCTTGGCGATGGCGGCGAGATCGCGCGCCTCGGCGTAGGTCTTGCCGGTCAGGATCGCGATGGCCGTGGGGCCGCACCAATTGGTGCGGCTCGGATCTTTGGCGGGAACTTTCAGCATGGCTCAGGCCTCCGCGAAAATGGCTGCGCGATGGATCATGGCATCCCACTCGCCAGCCCAGATGCTGTCGGTGTCGCAGCCGGGGCGCAGGCGCACCAGCTCGTCGCGCATGGCGCGAGCGTGGTCGGGCGTGACGTTGCCGCCCATTGCAAAAGCCAGTTCCAGAAGGTTCATGTTTGGGGAAACGCGCATTTGGGTAACTCCCGTTGGCGGGTCGGAATTGACCCTACCCAGACAGAATAAGCTTAAACGTCAATCGGTGTCAATAGGCTATTTTAAGCCCTATTTTGCGCGATAAATCGTCGTCGGCTTGGTCGAGGTGGGCCTGATTTCCGAAAAAACGCTCTCGGCCTCGATCAAGCTCTTGATCACCGCGTCCCGGTCGCGCCCGAGAAAGTGCGTGGCCCGGATCAGCGCCGACCGCGTGATGCCCTCGCGCCCGGCGGCGCGAATGATTTCCAGCGTCCGCTTGACCTGACCCTCCGCCGCGTTGTCGGCGACGTGGCGCTCGATGCCGTCGCACAGAAGCTCGACGCTGCGCTGCACGACCAACTCCGACCACTTGACGTCGGCGAGCGTGATCACCGGATCGCCGGGCGAGCGCGAGATCGCGCGGATCATCGCAACGCGGCTGGTGTATTCCCACTGGCGTGCGAGGATCGCGGTGTATTGCGTGCCCGCGAGAAGCCGCTGCCGCTCGTTGATCGTCTCGCTCAACTCGTCGAGGCGTGCCTCGGCGTCGGCGTCCATCGGCACCGTGACGAGCTGCTGCGGCGGCACATCGCCCGTCGCCATGAACTGCGTCAGATTTCCATTCGCGCCGGGCGGCCACGCGACGGCACGAAGCCCGTCGAGCAGCTCTTCGGACAAAACGATCTCGCCGTTTATTTTCTGCGGATCGGGATAGCTCTCCTCGGTCTGGAATATGAGGTAGCGCGCGAGCGAACCGTCAAGAGTGTTACCCGATTGCAGCGCGGACCAGAACTGCCCCGGCGTCGTCGTGCCGTGCAGGCACACATGCGGCTGGATGATTTCCTTGCGCGGATTTTCTTTCTGGTTGCCGTACTCGGTGCCGAGGAAGACGCCGTTCGCGGCGGTGTAGAGATCGGTCAGGTGATCGATGATTTCCGTCAGATGGCGCGGGCTTCGCTTGCGGTCGGCGATGGCCGACATGAATTGCCCAAACTCGTCTTGCTGGAACAGGATCGCCGGATGACGCGCGACGGCTGACAGAAGACCAGCACCCGAAGCGATCTTGTGGCCGCCAAGATACTCCGACAGCCCGGCGTCGAAGAACGCGCGATTGATGATCTCGCGCGCGATGTTCTTGCCGCTGCCGCTGTCGGCGATGCCGACGACGTACACATTCGAGCGCAGCCCCGTCGTCGTCTTGTATTTGCGGCCACCCAGCACGCCGATGGCGGCAATGCACGCGCCGACGGCGAGGATCGGCTGCGGGCGGCGGGCCGACGCAATGATGTGATCGAACAGCGTCTGCATCACACCGCCAAGCTCAAAGAAGCCGGGTGCCACAGGATCGACGCGAGGCGCAGGTACCGCCACGATTTCCGGTTCCTCCTGCGGCTTGGCCTGCGACGTCGCCTTCATCTGTTGGAGAAGCATAGGCTCGACGTTGGGCATTCCGACGCGCTCTTTCAGCCAGTTTGTTGCCGTCTCCAGATCACTCGACGCCGCCGCCATGACAAGGTCGAGCGGCGTGAAGCTTCGACCTTCGCCCCAGTCGGTAATGCCGTCGGGATGGATCGCGACATTAGGCCGCTCGCAGTTTCGCCAGTGCGCGATCACGCGGTACGAGCCGTCGGGGCGCGCCCTCGCCATCGGGAACAGCTCCGGCACCCACGCGCCGAAATCCGCCATCGCGCGGTCGTTGATCTCGCGCCAGTAGCTGTCGTTCTCGCCGATCACGACGCTGCGCTTGACGAGCGGGGCCTTGTCCTCGTCTGTCTGCCAAGGTGCGATGACGCGCTCGACGCGCTCGATCAGATCCTCCGGCAGCTCGGGCAGCTCACGGGCAGACGTATTCTCCAGCGTGTCTTCGGTCAGCCACGCATACGGCATGCCGTCGGGGTGGATCGTCGGCGGCAGGACCGTCTGCCGACCATGCCCGAGGATCTCCATGACCGACTGGCCGCCGACGCGCCACTTGCGCGCGGCAATGTCGGAGCCGCGATAGAACGCCGTGTAGCCCTTGGCACCCTTCTTCTTCACAGGCGACGGGGGCAGCAGGGCCTCCAGCTCGGCGCGCAGCTTGTCAGGGCCGTAATCGAAGTCGATGGCGACGAGATTGGAGGCGCGCCCCAGCGCCACGCACACGCCCGCGTCGGGCCACTTCTCCCAATTGTTGATCTCGAACGTGGTCGGCAGGCGGTCGCAGTAGCGTTCCCACTCCTTCATCCCGCGCCACTCTCCGCGCATGAATGCGCCGGGGCGTTTTTCGCCCGGCACAATGGGGATTGCGCTGTAACCGAGATCGATCAGGCGCTGGCCGATGGTAGCGAAGGGCGATGTCACAGCGCCGACACCGTCACGACAACGAGATCCTGCGGGCCGTATTCTTTTTGCGCATGGACGACGACAATCTGCGTGTCGTTGAGATAGCAGATGCCCTCCAACGCATCCCCCCACGCTTTGATAATATTATCGACGTCTGGTTTACCTATCGGGCGCAGATCGCCGACCATCGCGGCGGCGGTTTTCTTCTTCGACCACGAATGCGGCGGCTCGAACACCGCGCGCAAGGCAAGCTTGAGCGGACCCTCCATTGGAAGGCGGCCACGCATTTCCAGACGCGCCGCGTGCTGGATCGCCTGCTCGTAGCTGCGGGTTTTATCGGGCGTGTACGGGCGACCGTTTCTTGTAAAGCGCGGCCTTCCTTTGCCCTGCGGTTTTTGCGCGAGACTGATTGTTATTGGATCGCGGTTCAAGGAACGCCTCCAGACGGATTGAGGGATCGGTCGCGGCGACGATGCTGCGCGCGGCGCGCATCGACGGACGCGCGGCACCAGACATCATGCGCGCGAACGTGCATGGATTGAGATCGATCTTGTGCGCGATCTCGCGCAGCTCGGTATTGTTCTGGATTGCCCACGCACGAACGCGGCAACGCCAGTCGAGTGCGTCGCACTTTGTGTCGTAGAAATCTTCCGGCATCACGTCGCCGCGTGTGACGCGGCGAATGGCCTGAAGCTGGCCGAGGGAGGGCTTGCGGTTTCCGGCGAGCCACCGGTTGACCGCGCCCGGCGAGGCACCGATCAGGCGCGCGAACTGCGCCTGTGTGATGCCGGTTTTGTTGAGGTATGATGCGAGTTTCATGGTCGGGCACGCTAATCCGATTTTGCCGTCTTGACAACAGTTTTGATTTGGGCCAATCTCCGCAGCGTTGAAGAAGCAGTGCCGCAGGCACATTGAATGGAGAATGAAAATGGGTAAGTCGATTGCAAAGGCCGCGCGTAATCGCACGCCGGAAATTATCGCCGCCGAATTGATGGCCGCGAAGAAGATTGAAGCCGACGCCAACAAGGCGCGCATCGAACTCGAAAACGAATTTATTGCCGCCGTCGCCTTCGATAAAGTCGAAGGTTCGCAGACCTTCAGCGAAGGTCCGTACAAGGTCACCCTCACCGCGAAGCTGGATCGCAAGGCGTCCGACTTCGGAGATTTTCTCGAAGCCTGCAAGAAGCTTCCCGCCAACCTTCAGCCGACCAAGACCAAGATCGAGCTGGACGTCGCGGGCCTCAAGTATTTGCAGGACAATCAGCCTGATCTCTACAAGATCGTCGCGAAGTTCGTCGTGACGAAACCGGCGAAGACCGGCGTGGTCATCGTCAAGACGGAGGAGTAGAACCAGCATGGCAATCAATCTCGCGTCGCTTCGCAAGACGTCGGTCAAGCGACCGCCACGCATTCTTGCCTACGGCATTCACGGCGTGGGCAAGTCCACGTTTGCGGCGGCAGCACCGTCGCCCGTGTTCATCCAGACCGAAGACGGCCTCGACGCGCTCGACGTCAATGCCTTCCCACTGGCGCGTTCCTTCGGCGACGTCATGGAGGCCGTCGGCGCGCTCTACGAGGAGGAGCATGCGTTCAAGACGGTCGCCATCGACAGCGTGGACTGGCTGGAGCAGCTCATCTGGAAGGATGTCGCGCAGGAGCAGAAGGTCAGCTCCATCGAGGACATCGGCTACGGCAAGGGCTACGTTTTCGCCCAGTCCCGCTGGTCGATGCTGCTGGAGGGCCTCGACATCCTGCGGAACGAGCGCGGCATGGGCGTCATCCTGATCGGCCACGCCGCCATCAAGCGGTTTGAGGATCCGACAGTCGACGGCTACGACCGCTACGGCCCGGACCTCCACAAGAACGCGGCCAGCACGTTGTGCGAGTGGGCCGACATCGTGGGCTTCGTGAATTTCCGCGTCGCAATCAAGGAAATCGACGCGGGCTTCAACAAGAAGATCGCGAAGGGCAAGGGCACCGGCCAGCGCACGATCTATCTGGAGGAGCGCCCCGGCTTCACCGCGAAGAGCCGCTGGCGCATTGGCACCGATTGCCCGCTCGACTGGGCGACGTTCTCCGCACGCCTTGAAAAAGCGCAGGGCGGTCAGGACGCCGCTCCCGCCGAAGAGGCCGAGGCGGAGCAGCCCCAGCCGGAGCAGCCGAAGAAGGGAGGCAAGAAGGCAGCCGCATGAGCGGCTACGACGAAATCTTTGACCGCTTCAGGCTTGTGCCTGACATTGTCGAAGATCGAATGAAGGCAATCGAAATCTGGATGAATGAAAGGAATGGAGTAATGGCAAGTTTGGGACAGACGTTCGACGCGGAGGCAGTGCCCCCGGCAGCCGATTTCGAGCCGCTGCCGGTCGGCGACTACCGTGTCGAGATCGTCGCGAGCGAAATGCGCGCGACGAAGGATGGCAACGGGAATTACCTGTGGCTGGAGATGCAGATCCTCGACGGCGAGTACGCCAACCGGAAGATCTGGGATCGCCTCAACCTCGACAACGCCAACGCGCAGGCCGTCGAGATCGCGCAGCGCACGCTGTCGGCAATCTGCCACGCCGTCGGCAAGTTGCGGGTCGACGACAGCGAGGAGCTGCATCAGATCCCGTTCGTCGCGAAGGCGCGCCTCGTGCCCGACAAGCAGCGGGGCGGCGTGCAGAACGCCTTCAGCTACAAGCCGGAAGGCGAACCGGCGGCAAAGCCTGCCACCAAGCCTGCGGGGCGTCCTGCGCCTACCGCGCGTCCCGCACCGGCTGCGGCGAAGCCTGCAACCCCGGCGGCGACGGGCGGCAAGCCGTGGGAGCGCGCCAAGCGCGCGTGACCACGGCACCCCGGCGGCTGGATTAGCAGTCGCCGGGGGTTTCTTTCTGACGAGGGCCAATGGCTAAAATCCCCGACACGCAAGACCCCACGATGCAGGCCATCGACGAGGCTATGGTCGCGTACGAAGCCGCCCAGCCACCGCGCAAGTATCTCGGCGCGTCGGGCATCGGGCACGCCTGCGAGCGCAAATCGTGGCTGGACTTCCGCCACGCCAGCCCGCGCAAGATCGACGCCAAGGGCCTCCGTCGCATTCACGACGGCCATACGGGTGAGGCGATCATGGCGTCCCGCCTGCAAATGGTGAAAGCCATTACGCTGCACACGACGCCGGAAGACAGCTCCGAGCAGATCGGCTTTGAAGATTTCGGCGGTCACTTTCGCGGGCACCTCGATGGCATGATCCTTGGTCTGCTACAAGCCCCCAAGACGTGGCACGTCTGGGAAAACAAGGTCGTCGATCAGAAGAAGGTCGATGCGCTCGCCAAGCTGAAGCACGAGCATGGCGAGAAGAATGCGCTTAAAGCGTGGGACGAGATTTACTACGCGCAGGCGCAGATCTACATGCATTACATGGGCGTGGACCGTCACTATCTGACGGCCTGCACGCCCGGCGTGCGCGACGTCGTGACATGCCGCACGGCATACGACGAGGCCGACGCCATCCGCATCATCGCGAAGGCCAAGCGCGTCATCCAGTCGCCGACGCCGCCCGCGCGTATCTCGGACGATCCCTCGTGGTTTCAGTGCCACTGGTGCGATCATCAGGACGTCTGCCACGACCGCGACAGGATCGCCGCTCACAATGGCTGCCGCACCTGCATCCACGCCACGCCGATGGACGATGGCACATGGCACTGTGCGCGCTTCGATGAGGTTCTGGCCTTCGACAAGCAGCGCCAAGGTTGCCCGGCGCACCTGTTAATCCCGGCGCTCGTGCCGTGGGAGCAGACCGACGCGGGCGACGACTGGATCGAGTACACGCGACCGGATGGCTCGACGTGGGTGGACGGAGGCACGAATGCTGACACTGCGTGATTATCAGCACGACGCCATCGATGGCATTTTCTCGTGGTTTGAAAACGAGGAGGGCAATCCGCTCGTCGTGCTGCCGACCGGCACTGGCAAGTCGCTCGTGATCGCGGCCTTCTGCGGGCGCGTGCTGGACGATCACCCGGACAGCAAGATCCTGATCGTGACGCACGTCAAGGAGCTGATCGCCCAGAACTACGGCGAGCTGATTGGCCTCTGGCCGGATGCGCCCGCCGGGATCAACAGCGCGGGGATCGGTCGGCGCGACTATCACCAGCAGATCATTTTCTGCGGCGTGCAGTCGGTCGCCAAGCACGCGCATAAATTCGGCAAGGTCGATCTCGTGCTGGTCGATGAGGCCCACATGATCCCGCGCGACAGCGACACGCGCTACGGTCAGCTCTTCAAGGTGCTGAAGCTCGCCAACCCCTACGTCAAGGTCATCGGCCTGACGGCGACGCCCTACCGGCTCGACAGCGGGCGGCTCGACCGGGGCGATGATCGCATGTTCGACGGTATTGCCTACGATTACGACGTCCTGCGCGCGGTCAAGGAGGGCTACCTGTCGCCGCTGGTCACCAAGGCAACCGAGACGACGCTCGACGTCACGGGCGTCGGCAAGCGCGGCGGCGAGTACATCCCCGACCAGCTCCAGAAGGCGGTCGACAAGGTCGACGTAAACACCGCCGTCGTCAACGAGACGATCCACTGGGCGACGGCGCAGAACCGCAAATCGTGGCTCGTGTTCGCCTCAGGGAAGGACCACGCGCATCACCTTGCGGCGATCTTCCGCGAGCGCGGCTATTCGTGCGAGGTGATCCTAGGGGACACACCGAAGACCGAGCGCGACCGCATCATCCGCGAGTTCAAGGCGGGGCGCATTACATGCCTGTGTTCGATGGGCGTGCTGACGACGGGCTTCAACGCGCCTGCCGTAGATCTCATCACGATGGCACGCCCCACGGGATCGACGGGCCTCTACGTCCAGATCTGCGGGCGCGGCATGCGCCTGTCGCCGGGCAAGGAGAATTGTCTGATTTTAGATTTTGCAAAAAATATCGAGCGCCACGGCCCCATCGATGCCGTCAACCCGAAGGAGCCGGGGAAGGGCGACGGCGAGGCTCCCGTCAAGGAATGCCCCGAGTGCGCGAGCATGGTTCACGCGAGCGTGCTGGAGTGCCCGGATTGTGGATACGTATTCCCGCCGCGCGAGTTGAAGATCGTGCCTATCGCGAGCGCGCATAAAGTTCTGAGCGACAACCGACCGGAGTGGATTGCCGTCGATAGCGTTTCGTATCGTCGCCACCAGAAGGAAGGCAAGCCGGACAGCATGGTCGTGACCTACGACACTGGCTACACGACGCATCGCGAGTGGGTCTGTTTTGAGCATCAGGGCTACGCGCGCACGAAGGCGGCGCGGTGGTGGTGGGAGCGCACAGGCGAGAAGGTTCCGCCCGCGACGGTGACGGAGGCGCTCACGAAAACGCAAACGCTGAAGGTGCCCGGTGAAATCGCAATTAAAAGGAATGGAAAGTTTACGGAAATCGTCGATACGCGCGATCTGCAGGTGCGGGAGAGCGGAGCGCGGGTTGTTGTTTTTCCAACTGGGGAAGACATCGCATTCTAGGGTGCGTTACTTTTGCTCAGTCAAATGCTTATACGGGAGGGACCGCGTGATCGATCCGAACGAAGATGAAGTCGCCGCAATGCAGGCCGCTGGCACACTCGCGGGCGAGTACCTCGAACACCTGAAAAAGACTGACGTCGCGACGTTCAGCGAGGGCGAATGGAACACGTTGATCGAGACGGTCGTGACCGGCTATATCGAGGAAATGCAGCGCCGGACGCAGAAAGACCCGCCATTTTAACCATTGAAAAACAACGCATTTTTAGCCTCAAAAGAACAGTTGACACTGATTGACGTATCGGCGATATTTCGTGGGCAGGGTCGCTTTTGACCCGCCCAGACAGGAGTGATCCACATGACCTACGTTTCCGAACGCACTGCCGAACTCAACGCCCGCGCCGCCGAGATCGCCGCCGTCAAGCCGGGCGACGGCATCACGGTCAGCGTCTACACCGACGCCGACGCCTACACGGTCTTGAAGGTCACCCCGACGCGCATCGTCGCACGGTGCGACAAGGCGACGCTGTCGCCAGATTGGAAGCCGGAGGTGATCCCCGGCGGCTTCGTCGGCCACTGCACGAACCAGTCGTCGCAGACCTACACCTACGAAGCCGACGCTGCCGGTTCTCTGGTCACGTTGACGCTGCGCCGCTGGAAGGACGAGGAGGGCAACGAGCGCCGCCTGTGGAAGCGTGCGGGCTACGGCACGCGCCAGCAGGGCGGCAGCGTCTCGGTTGGTCGCCACAAGTTCCACGACTACAACTTTTGAACCGCGCAGGCGGCGGTCGCGCTTGACCGCCGCCTCAATCCCTGTCATCGTCCGATTGCCAACCAAGGAGAAATGAAATGTCGAATGTCGATGCGGATCTCATCATGCTGCGCCTGAAGGCCGAGCTTCCCGCCTTCCACGCGCAGGTCGTCGCCTACCAAACGGCGATGAATTTCACCACGACCGAGCTGGTCGCGCGCTTGCGGCAGGCGATGGAGATCGTCGGCGCGGAGCGGGGGATCGAGGCATGATCACGCCAACCATCCACACGAACGGCACCAGCGGCGAGCGTCTGCTGGAGCAGCAGCTCAAGGCCATCGCGGCTCTTCGCGCGGCGATGGCGGCCATGGAAGAGGCATACCCCAACGGGCGCGACTATTATCCGCAGGGACCAAGCGCGATCAACGAAGCTACCATCGAGCATAGTGCGCGCATGAGGGCTGTCTCCGCAGTTCTTAATCAATATGAGCAGATCGCCGAGGCAATTGCCGATCAGGGAGTGACGTCATGACCGACCGCCTGACGCCGCCGATGCTGCGGGACTTGGCTGACGTGTGGAAGCGTGGTTACGAGTACCCGAATTTAACCGTCGCTGAGTTCTTCCGCGAAGAAGCCGCGCGCCGGGAGGCCGAGCAGCGCGAACCGCAGTACGGTGATTTCTGCGGCGGGCACCCGTGCGTCGGAACATGCGCCGGCCCCTGCACGCCACGGATCGCGGAGTGGAAGAAGCGCCGTGAGGCCGAGGCGAAGGAATTGGGCCGGACGCCCGCTAGCACTGGTGAGGCCGAGTCAAGCATGGCTGCTTCGGTTCCCGTGCGTGAGGATGTGGACCCCATAGGCGAGCGCGAAGGTCCGGAGAGCGCCGCCGCTCCTTTTACACCGGCAGACGGCGAGCGCATCGCAGACCTACCCGCGAACAAGCAGCTTACGGAATTGCTGACGCATGGGCTGACACCGCGCCCGCCGTACATCGGCCCCGACAAGGAGTTTGCGAAAGCGTGGAACAAGCCCGCCCCCGCCGACGATCTGGTGGCGCGGTTGCGGAACGACGATCCGACGTTTCTGCTCAATGAAGAAGCCGCCGACCGCATCGACAAAGCCGAGGCCCGCGTGCGGGAGTTGGATGGCTGGCTGAAATCCGCACAGAAAGCCGCCCTTGACGCTCAGGACAACGCGCTCACGGCAAACCAGCGGTGGAGCGACGCCTTCAATGCTGGCGAGCAATTCAAGGCAGAGCGTGATGCAGAGAAAGCCCGCGCCGACCGGCTGGCTGCTGCGTTGCGCGAGGCTGCGGACGGCTTGCGCTACTGGTTGCCGAGTACGTCTCGCGGGGCATTCGAGAAAGCCCGTATATCAAACCAAGTTGATGCCGCACTCGCATCGGAAGGAGGCGACCGTGCCAAAGCGTGACCCGATGACCGCGCAGCCCGTCGAGGTCGCGCCTGACGACGAGGCGTTGATCGTCACGCATGACGGGTGGCGTCTGGTTCGTCGCGTGCCTCATAAAACAGAAAGCGGTGACTACCGAGAGGAACTGCTTGCCCGCTTCACCGATCCTGCACACGGGGAAGCCCTGCGCCGCCACATGGCGGGGCTGCACCAATCATTAGGCGAGGCGCGGGCCGATGCCGTGTTCCAGCGCAATCGAGCAGACGAGCACCTTGAAGCCCGTCAACGCCTGTCTGCCGCGCTGGCGGCGTGCAAGGACACTTTCGCGCTGATCGAGGGATTGGACATCACCGAAGAACAATTCGTCGGCCAAGGTCCGGGGTTCGCGCTTCGGCAGCTTCGCAAAGCCGTCGCATACGCCCGCGCACTCAAGACCAAGGAGCCGACCGGTGCGAAATAAATACCCCGGGATTTGCTACCGCTGCGACAAGCTGGTCAAAGCTGGCGACGGGCATTTCGAGCGCCACAACGGTGGTTGGCGTACGCAGCACGCAATCTGCGCGATAAAAGCCCGCAAGGAAAAAGACGTCTACGACCCCCACCGTCCCGACCTGTCTTGCGAATGAAAGGAAGCGAGCATGGCTGACCCCGACGACCTGACACCGTTCGAGCGTTGGTACAACCGAACCTTCCGCACGCGCGGGGCCGACACCAAGCACATGAACGACTGCGAGGCAGCGTGGAACGCTGCCGCCCCCCTCACGCCGCAGCCGGGGCCGGAGGATGCGGCGGTGCTGGATCATTATCTTCAAATGATACGAGACGATGAATTTGATCTAGCCCCCGACGGCGAGCCGGAAAACGCCCGCGCCGCCGTCCTCGCCCGCATGGCCGGGAAGGTGCCGACGGGATGGAAGTTGGTTCCGGTCGTGCCGACTGACGAAATGCTCAACGCGGCCATCGACGCGCACGGGCTGAAACTTGGCTGCATCGCGCCGCTCGGCTTCCGCATGTCGCCGCAGATGATGTTCGAGAAGTCTTACGCCGCCATGCTCGCCGCAGCACCGGAGGCCCCGCGATGACAACAGCACAATTCATCGGCCTTTGCGGAATAATCTGCATCGCGCCGCATCTATCTCGCGGACCAGCGTGGGCCACTTACATCGTCGCGATGATCATGTATGCGCTTCTTCAATGGGGGCCGCGATGACCGACGCCCCGAGGATCAGCCGCGAGGAAGCGATCAAGCACATCCACGACATGCACGGCAGCACGTTCATGCCATCCGAAGGCTACATCACGCGGACCCGTGAATACCTCGCCGCGTTCCTCGCCGCACGGGTGCCGGATGCAGTTGCGCCCGGAGTTGTCGTGTTTCTCAACGAAGATGACATGATGCCCGGCCACGAACAGCCCGCTTGGAAGCGCGGCTTCAACGCCTGCCGGGACATTGTGTTGAGGGGAAAGGGATGACCGTTCCATTCACAACAGACTATGGACTGCGCGCGCATACTGATAAAGCATGGGCTGCGTGGCTCGCCAGTCTGCCGCCACAAGCGGCCATTCAAGCCCTTGCGCCGCGTTACTACACTTTCCCCGGCGAGCCGTATCCGTCTTACGACGAGATGACGTTCCGGGATCTGTATGTTGACGATACCGTAAAGCCACTTGGAATGATCGCGCGGGAGATTGCCGAGCGCCGTACCGAGATGGTTGCGGAAGATATTGGGGTAGCGCCATGACCGACGCCCCGAGGATCAGCGATGAAGAGATAAAGGCGTTCTGGGAAGTCCACGCGGGCCTTGGCAGAACACGGGAAGCCCTCGCCGCGTTTCTGAGTGCGCGGGTACCAGAGGAAGATACCCGTAAGGAATGGTGTTACGACGAGAACGACAAGGAAGAATTTGAGATTGAAAGCGATTACGCCAAGGGCTTCAACGCCTGCCGCGAGGCGGTATTAAAAGGAGGGAAAGAATGACGCAAACCGAAAAGATATTGACCTTGTTACGACAGGGATTGAAGGCCGCGCAGATCGCCGAGCGTGTCGGATGCTCGCGGGCGGCGGTGTATATTGTTGCGAGCCGCAACCGTATCAGCACCAAAAGCGGCAAGGATCTCGACATCGCGTTCCACACACGCCGCGCCGTCGAGCTGCACGCGCAGGGGGTCAGCATCGACGTCATTTCCGAGCGGTTGGGTATGAAGCGGTCGGCTGTCAAACACGCCATCGGCTCGCGGCATGTCGTGGCGTCTCGCATGGCGGGAGCTGCCGATGACTAGGCTGGTCGTCGTTTTGTGCCTTCTGGCGGGAGGCGTTCACGCGCAGGGGCGCGTGATCGAGTGCCAGCCGTTCGAGTTCGAGCCGATGGGGCAGTTGTTCAACCGCCTCGCTACGCTATGCTACTCGATGCACGGCGGCGACAAGCTCCCCGACGGCGGCCGGGTCGTCAATTTCGTGCTTCGGCACACGACCGAAGGCTGCGGCAAGATCCCGCGCCTGATCGTCAAGGTTCGCAAGGACGGCATGGCGTGCATTTGGTGGGAGGCGGATAAGGAATGAGCGAGGAAAGTGAATACTCGAAAGGGTACCGCACTGGCTTCAGCAATGGCTATGACGAAGGCCACACGGCGGGCGTTGACGTTGGGATGGGATGGGGTAGCAAGTGGCAACCAATCGAGACAGCACCAAGGGACGGGCGTTTTATACTTGCACGCTACAACGGGGGAAATTGGATATATCCTGTTGACCCTAAGAATGTTTATGTGCGCTGCGTTCGCTGGGATAGCCGTTGCTGGCGTGAATGGGGGCCGAGCGCATTTAACGACAAAGATTTAAGCGAGTGGTCCTTTATCCCGGAGACTCCAAAATGACCTTCGCTGTCATCATCACGCCGCACTATGGCTACTACGTCACAACGCCCGGCGGCTGCGAAGCTCGGATCATTTCAGCAAGCGGCCCAAAAGACGCGCCAATCGTCGCGGTGGTCCGGGCGGGCACCGAGGAGAAGGGTAGCGAGATGATCATGTGTTTTAATGGGGAGGGGGAAGCATGCACGGGACACAAGCTGGTGCTGAAATGACAGGGGCAACGGGGCCACGCCCAGCCTCGGCGCTTTGGACGCCGGATCAGGACGCCCTCCTGAAAGAGCTGTGGTTGACGGGGCTTTCCTGTACCGAGATCGGCGTGCGACTCGGCAAGACCAAGTCTGCCGTCACTGGTCGCGCGCATCGCCAGATGCTTCCCCCGCGCCTGTCGCCAATCAAGGGGCCAACGACGTTTCGCAATCCCGCCCGCGAGGCGCAGCAGCGCGACGCGGTGCTGAAGAGCTATAACGACGGCGTCATCGATCCGACGGTCATCAGCGCCAATACGGAAATTCCACGCGGGCGCGTCGTCAACATCCTGAACCGGGCAGGCATCAAGATCGGCAGGGTGGGACCGGCAAAGCAGCCATCGCCGCGCCTGACGCAGTGGAAGGCCATCAACGAGAGCGGCGTTCCGATGGAAATGCCGGTCTACGACGTCGACCCGGCGACGCTGGTCGCGGGGGTCGGCGGATCCCGGCGGCACTGCCAATTTATCCCCGGCGACCCAAAAGGCGAACGCACCCTTTACTGCGGCAGGCCGCCCTTGACGGGGGTTGCCTACTGCGAGCATCATGTTCGTATCTGCTACAGGCCGCATCCGCTGCAAGTGGCGAGACAGGGGATCGCAGAATGAAAGCCGCCTTCATCACAACGTCAACCGACAACTGCGACCCGATTGTGGGTGGCTGGAGCAGCTTCAATGAGACGCCTGCGTGGACGCGATACAACGAAGCTGCTTCTTCTCCTGACGACGCTCACCTACTGCCGTTCATCGAGGGAGCGTCGCCGGATGTCGCGTTTTATATCGGCGCTGCGTGGCTGCCGGGCAATCCCCGTCCTGAGATACTCGCGGCTATCCGAAAGATGGTGCCGCTTGTGCATATCTGCTTCGACGGTGGGGACAGTCCTTGGTGGCCGAAGATGGCCGAATACCGAAAAGCGGGCTGTTTTTCGAGGCAGGTTAATATCGATGGCGCGTCTTGTCCGACGGCAGACCTGACAACGCTCGTTCCGATAGATCCGCGCCCGTACGTCGCCTGCCGTGGTACGGCCAAGACGCGCCGGGCGGGGTTCGCAGGGTTCGTCGGCAATACCTACCGGGGGTCCATCATCAACCCGCTCGTGCAGGCTGGGCTGATCGAGCTGCGCCACCGGAGGGCCGGATACAAAAACTCCGACTACGGTGACTTCGCCCGCTGGCTGTCGGAGC